GAAGAAAAATTTGGTACACCTGATGGTACTTATTATACAGAATATGCAGTTCAAAACTATCTTAGAGAAGCTGGAACCGCAACAATTGTAAGAGTAGCTGGTGTAGGTGGTTATAACCAAATAGCACCTATTGGTTTATTAGCTAGTGGTTCAGATGGAAGTCAAAAATTAGTAGCAACCCTTCATTCAACTAATAATGGTGATGAAGAAGTTGGTTTTAATGGCTTTACAGTAACTGCATCAACAACTACATCTGGTTCATTTGTAGTTAGTGGTAGTGGTATCGGTGAAGTTTCTTCTTCAATCTTATCAACAGATAATAATGATGTAACTGATGTATTTGGTTCTTCAGCATTAGGTTCTAAAGATGCATACGCTTATTCATACTTTAGAAATACAGCAGATAACTTAGATTTATTTGTAGTTAGTGGTAGTGCAGTTTCTGCAGTAGCACTTCCAACACAAAACTTTAGTTATGATGCTAGTACAGCAACAACTCCTTGGGTTAAATCACAACTTATCTCCGGTGAAAGATATGACCTATTCCGTTTCCATACTTTAGGACATGGTAATGGAGAAAACACAAGATTCAAAGTTTCTATCTCTGGTGTTAAAGCAGCGGGTGAAGATGGAAGTACTGATTACTCAGTATTTAGTGTAACTATCCGTTCATTCTCTGATACTGATAAGAGAAAAGTAGTATTGGAAACTTTCAACAATGTAAACTTAGACCCAGCATCACCTAACTACATCGCAAGAGTAATTGGTGATAGATATATGACTATTGATAACAATGGTAAGATTACTGAAAATGGTGATTGGTTAAATAACTCTAAGTACATTAGAGTAGAGGTTGGGGTACAAGGTTCATATCCTGTATCAGCTGCACCATTCGCACATGGGGCTTACACAAACCCAATCAAAGCAACTGATGAAACTATCGTTCCAACGGTTGTTTACCAAACAACTTCAACTTCTAACACAACTGGTAATCCTTTCCAATACGCTGGTATTGATTTGGAAACTGCTGGTGTTAAGTTAGATAATCATAACTACCTAAAACCAATTCCTGATGGAGCTGGTGTTGGTTCGAATGTTGTATTTGGATTTGATTCTACACTTTCATTAGAAATGACGGGTTCGGCATCATCCGATATGATTAAGAGACAATTCACATTAGCATTCCAAGGTGGATTTGATGGTATGAGTCCTGCTAGAGAAATCGCATTAGGTTCTTCAATCTCCGCTGGTAACTCACAAGGATTTGATTTAACTGATTCAACTGCTAGTGGTTCGGTAGCATACGCTAAAGCTGTGAACGCAATTTCAAACGCTGATGAGTATGATATCAATATGGTAGTAACTCCAGGTATTGTAAGAAGATTGCATACCGCAGTAACTACTGATGTATTGGATATGGTAGAAGCTAGACAAGATGCATTCTACATCGCTGATTTAACTGCAGTGAATGATACAATTTCTCAAGTAACCACTCAAGCATCGGCAGTAGATTCAAATTACATTGGTTCTTACTACCCTTGGGTTAAGACAGTGGATACAAATACTAACAAACTAATCTCAGTTCCACCTTCAGTATTGATGCCTGCTGTGTACGCATCAAATGACGCTATTGCAGCTGAATGGTTCGCACCTGCTGGTTTGAATAGAGGTGGTATTGTAGGGGCAGTATCAGTATTGAATAGATTAACACACTCTGAAAGAGATACTTTATACGAAAACAAAGTAAACCCAATCGCAACTTTCCCTGGTCAAGGTATTGTAGCATTCGGACAGAAAACACTTCAAGATAGAGCATCGGCATTGGATAGAATCAATGTGAGAAGATTGTTAATCACTGTGAAGAAATTTGTAGCATCTACATCAAGATACTTAGTGTTCGAACAAAACACAGCAACAACTAGAGGTAGATTTATAAACACTGTACAACCTTACTTAGAAGGTATCCAACAAAGACAAGGATTGTACGCATTTAAAGTAGTTATGGATGAGACTAACAACACACCTGATGTAGTTGATAGAAACATACTTGCTGGACAGATTTTCCTTCAACCGGCTAAGACCGCTGAATTCATTGTAATTGACTTCAACATCTTACCAACTGGAGCATCATTCTCAGCATAAACAAAAAAGTGAATAACTAATATTTATTAGTATAAAAGAGGAAATATAAAATGGCAGAAGTATTAGAATTTAACGAAATGTTCTTCACCAACTTCGAACCGAAGATGAAGAACAGGTATATTATGGAAATTGATGGTATTCAATCATACTTAATCAAAACCGCTAATAGACCCTCAATCAACTTTGAAACGGTGAAGTTAGACCACATCAACACTTATAGAAAACTACAAGGTAAAGGTGAGTGGCAAGATATAGAGATTACTCTCTATGACCCAATCGTTCCTTCAGGCGCTCAGCAAGTGATGGAATGGGTAAGATTAGGATACGAATCTTTAACTGGTAGAAAAGGATACGCTGATTTCTACAAAAAAGATATTGATTTCTATATGTTAGGTCCTGTTGGTGATAAAATCGAACAATGGAAATTAAAAGGTGCATTTATTGTATCAGCTAATTTCAACGATTTAGATTTCTCTTCTAATGACCCTGCTGATATTTCGTTGACATTAGGATACGATTACGCTGTATTAGAATACTAAAATATTATCCACTACTATATATTTGAAAAAGGTTCTCTTAGTGAGAACCTTTTTTTTTGTCCTTTTTATAACTTTTTTGTTTCTATATACTTATATATACAACAAATAAAGGTTTAATATGAGCGATACAAAGTTTGAATTTCCAACGGAAATTATTGATTTACCTTCAAAAGGATTGGTATATCCTGAAGGACACCCTTTGAGAAAGGGTAATATTGAAATCAAATATATGACAGCAAGAGAAGAAGATATTCTTGCTTCACAATCTCTAATCAAAAAAGGTGTAGTTTTAGATAAACTATTCGAATCAGTAGTAGTAGAGCCGGGTGTTGATATTAATGATATCTTCATTGGTGATAAAAACGCTATCCTTTTGGCTACAAGAGTAATGGGGTATGGTGCAGATTACAAAGTAGAGGTAACTGACCCATTTTCATTACAAAATCAGGAAGTAACTATTGATTTATCTAAAGTAAAAACTAAAGATTTTGATGAAAAAATCTTAAATGGTGATAATAGATACAAATTCACTCTTCCTAAGAGTGGAATCGAATTGGAATTTAAACTCCTAACACATGGTGATGAGATTGAAATCACCAAAGAGAATCAGGCATTAGCTAGATTATATAAAGGTAAGGGTGATAACTCATTTGATGTAACTACTCGTTTGAAATATATGATTCAATCGGTAGATGGTAATTCAGATAGAGGATATATCACTAAATGGGTTCAGAATGGATTCTTAGCATTAGATACTAAATCATTTAGAAAATTCGTTAAAGAAATATCTCCTGATATGGATTTAACATTCGACTTTGTTTCAGAGTTGACCGGGGAGGAGGAGGCCTTGGATATCCCGTTTGGGATATCGTTTTTTTACCCTTCCGAATGATTATAGTATCCAACTTCACAATCAAATTTGGGAGTTGGTTAACTTTGGTAATGGGTTTACTTGGCGAGATGTTTACTTCATGCCAATCCAATGGAGAAAGTTCTACTTTAAGAAATTGGTTGACTTGAAGAAAAAGGAAGCTGATGAATACAAAAAAATAGAACGAAAATCAAAAGTGAGGGTTAGGAAATAATCTTCACTTTTTTTGTATCTTATATTTATAGATGTATAAAACTATAAAGGAACTACCTATGTCAAAAGAAAAAACAAACGAAGGACTATTTGGAGCAGCCAAAAAGTTTTCTGATGCATTTTTTGATGGTTTAAAATCCAATGCAATTAATAGGGCATTAAAACAAGCGGAAAAGAACAAAAAAGTTCCACCTCCAATTATTCAAAAAATGAGACAAATCGATAAACTAGCTAAAGAGTTAGAAGATGATTTAAAGCATTATTCATAAGATATATTTTAAATGGCAGATGTAAACCGTCTTAGAGAATTAGAAGAAGAAAGAAAACTCCAAAAGAGTATTCTTGACTCTATGTTAGCGCAAGCTAAGACGGATGAAGAACGTCTTAAAATTAAAAAAGGTGAAATAGAAATAACCTCTGCACAAGGTAAAACCTACAAACAACATGTAGAACTCCTAAGAGAAGTAACCTCACAGGTAAAAGAAATACAAGCTACTAACAAACTTGTAATCGATTCTTTAATCCAACAAGAATCCAGTTTAAAATCATTAACTGGAATACAAACTAACATAGGTAAGTTAGATAGGAAAAGAATAGATATGCAATCTAGTCTTAATGATGAGCTTGAAGATGAACATAAAGCATTAAACAATGCAGCAGATTTAATTGGTGAAATATCCAAATTATCAGCTGAAGATAGTATATCTCAACAACTAAAATTAAAAGAATTAGATGAGCAAATTGCTTTATTAGACGATAATAATAACATATCATCTGATATAGTAGAGAATCTAATACAACAAAGAAATGAAGCAAAGGGTATTGCCAGTCTTACTGATAAACAACAAAAGTTTTTAGGTAAACAAATAGATGCATATGAAGGAATAAAAGATGCCATTGGTGGAGTATTAGACACCGCATCATTACTAACTTCAACTTTAAGTGGCGCATTTGGTGGTATTTTACTTGGAGCTGGTGTTGCTGGTAAGAAATTGTTAGATACCTCATATCAATTAGGTGGTTCTCTTATAGATAATTCGAATATAGCAACAACATTATTTGGGACAGTATTCCCAGACGCTGTTGGTACAACTAAAGGATTGGCACAAGAATTTGGTGGATTAAATGATGTAACATTACAAACTCAACTTAGAACCAATGTATTAGCCAAAAACTTAGGCATTGGTGCTGGTGAAGCCGCAAAACTAACTGGTTCATTTGCTCGTTTAAATAATGGTTCTCAAGAAACTGCACAAAACCTAATTCAATCAACTAAAAACTTAGCAGAACAAAATGGATTAGTTCCAAGTCAAGTAATGGCTGATGTGGCTAACTCAGCAGAAGCATTTGCTTCATATGGTAAGGCTGGTGGTACGAATATAGCT